TAGTATACTTTGGTGTAATTGGTTCTTTATATTGTGTTTTTGCTGTTGGATTAGCACCAATTGGATTTTTATATTGTTTTCCTGCAGATCCAGTTATTTGTTTAGATGAAATTGTAGATACACGGGGTTTTATCTTAGATGGAACTGTAGGATTCCATTTAACCTCAGTAGGTTTTACTGGTTGTAATAATTTATTTGCTTTTATTTTATCAATATTATTAAGCCTTCTAACTACTTCCTGAGATTTTTTAAACTTAGAAATATCACTAGCACCTTTTCTTGCTAATGCCTTTCCACCTTTAATAATACCTTTAGTTACTTTTGGTGTAATTTTTGCTATAAGTTTAGCACCACTAAGAGCACCTTTAAGTAATCCTTCATCAACAAGATCACCTTCTACTTCATGGGAAGCAGCAACTACTTCTTTCTTTTTATTATTCTTCTTTGCTTGTATTTGTCCTAGACCCCTATAATCTACAGGAGCAGGTTCATTAGGACCTTTTGAATAATCTTTCTTATTTTCTGATCCAGATAAACTATAACCTTTATAATTTGTTCTATTACCTTCCAAAATTTGCATCTCACTTCTCCAATCAGATGGATCAAGTGCTTTTGGTTTAATTATATCTACAGTTTCTATCTCATTAAACTGAACACCATCAGCATAATTTTCTACACTTACACCACCTTGTATTTCCTCGTTAATATTAAATTCTTCTCTCCAATTATTTAGAGATTCATTTTTTACTCTTATATTGTCCATTGAACAGTTATTTGGTGTTATTATTATTTAGAATCCCTTGCTTCAGCATCTTTGACAATTCACTAGTAGAACCTACAAACAAGGCATTATTCGTAACATTACTTGGTGCTTTTACAGAATCCTCATCTAAATCTTTAACTTTCTTCTGTAAATCTGCTAATTTATCTGTAGTATCAGCAACACTCTTTATTAATTGACCAGCAACTTCATATGCTCTTGGACTTGCACTTTCACCTGCAAGTTCCATAATACCATTAATTGCTTCTTGTCCCTTTTCAATTAATGAATATAATTGACCTCTTGTGTACTTATAATCTTTGTCAATGTCTGCAGTAATATCAGTCATTGCATCTTTTCTTCTGACACAACCAGCTTCTGGTGTATTGCTAACTTCAATGTCAACAACTTCATCTTCCGTATTAAATGTATCATTTAACGTATCATAATTATCTTTCATAGTATTAACAGTTCCAAGCCCTTAAGGACTTATTAATTCTTGAATCGGGATCCCTTGCAGTTTTAGCAGAAGTAAGTTTCTTCTTCATACCTTTCATCCTCGCACAGAAAGACTTTCTACGCTTGTTGCCTTTCTTCTTACTTGGTGCTTTGAGATCAGAGCCAGGATTCTCACGTTCGTAAGACTTACGACCCTTTTCATTTAATCCACCCTTTTTATTTTTACCTGCTTTCCTTGTCCAAGCAGCACCCTCATCCAACTCATCTCTCCAGTCCGAAAATCCTTCAGACTTGTTACCATAATTAGCGGCACCTTTCTTACGGCACTGAACTAATCTACCAGATGCATATGCTGAAGGCCAAACACTTGCACTTGCTTTTACTTTCTTATAGCAAGCATCTTTCTTGCCACTACCCTTTCCTTTCTTGTCAGATTCACTAAAAACTTCTGTATTCTTTTCCTCATTTTCATAATGTTCATGCATCCCTTCTTGAATAATTTCTAATTCTTCTACAGGACAATTTTCAACAATATACTCTTCAAACTCAACATCATAATGTGTAACTACATTATTTTCGTCAAGAGTATGCATACCTGTAATACAATCTCCAATTCCAAACTCCTCATGTTTTACTTTTGAGGCACAATTATGTTTCTTCTTCTTTTTCTTTTTACCGTATCCTTCTTTAACTTCTCCTTTCTCATATCCAATTCCATCACCATCATCATCCCACCATCTCTTTATTGTTTTCTTATCTGCTTTCTTTCTTGCCTTTTCCCAAATTAATTGAAGATCGGATTCTTTTACACAATTAGGAACAACTCTATTACCCTTTTTCTTCATTCCTTTTTGAGTATACCCATCCCAACATTTTTCATTCATATCTTTTTCCTTAGACTTAGATCCACCCTTACCATATGTTATGCAAGGATCTTGTCCACATCCACAATTTCTAGGTTTCTTTTGCTCAGTATGCATATCCTTTATATGTTTACGAACTCTTTTAGCTTGCTTTTTGTGCATTTTACTTGCACCGTCCAATTCCTTTGCAATGACTTCAAGATCGTTAGACTCCTTCATCTTCTTCTTAGAATCTGTACTAACATATGTAGGCTTTGCAGCACCTGATTTGGATTGTTGGTTTGGATCTTTTCTTTTCTTTCTTGCTGATGCAGACTTTCTTTCCGCCTTAGTCATACTCGCTCTCTTTGAAGAAGATACACATTTTGGAGTACCCTCACCTGGTTTATCGCTTGCACAAGTACCACCTGTAACTACGTTAACCCATCCTTTCTTACCATCTTTAGATTTTGAGGAATTAAACCACTTATGTAAGTTTCCTTCTTTTAAGTTTGTCATTTAGAGGTCTATTTTACGTGTTGGACTGAAATCTTTAGAATCACCAAAGAAAGTCGAAGTTTCTGTAAATCCAAAATCATCACCTGGTTCTATTAATGGATCATCCAATTCAGTAACCAATCCATCATTATCATAATCTTTCTTAGCAGTTGCCTTCACACTATAACGCTGAACACGTTTTGCAGTCTGCTGATTTGTATCTGAATAGTAATCCAACTGAACCTTGCGAATAAGTCCATCTGGAGTATCTGCGATAGGACCAAACATAAAGGTTTTCGCTGTAAATTGAAGAGTATAAATTAATGCTCTTCTTGTAGCAAAATCTCCTTCATAGTCGTCTTGTTGACTAATACTTTGAAGGATCATTGGAATATCTCTCTTTTCGCCAATAGATTTAACCAAATCAACAGATAAATTAAAACCTGGTTGAAAGAATGGTAATATTTGCTCAAGAATCTGAAGTCCATCATCTTGAAGTTTAGTAAGAATATTTAATTCAAATCCTATATTATATGGAACTGGCATAAAGACTTTTTTCATCTTATCGCCATCTTTTGCTTTGAATGTTTGAGTTATACCAGACTTTCTAGTTGAATCATAAGAGATATTAGTCATCTCAAATGCCATTCTTGGTAATGTAATTTGAGTTGCTTTATTTAATTCTGGTTGTTGCTGAATCCTTGCTAAAAATTTCTGTCTTGGCCCATAAGCAACGGGAACTTTTATTTCACTAATATCATTTCCTGCAGCATCTTCATGACGTACATAGATATCATTAAACAATGTTCCAAAAGAAATAACTGTTTTTCTTATTATTTCGTGATAAAAATAAGTTCCTAACATTAATAAGTACCAAATGGATTAGATTCTGTGAAATCTAAAATAGAATCTGCTTCTGTTTCAAATATATCACCATCATTATATTTATCGCTAGTATCTTCTCTATTAAACATAGTATTGGCAAATAATGCTCCAGATTCTAGACCTTTAATAGTTTCACCTGGGAAGAATCCTTGTGCGTTTGTTGTTCCAATACCAACGTTAGATACTTTCAATACTAACGTATCAACATCCCATTCCTTTACTCTTGCCTGAATTCCAGATCTCATACCTTGAACAACTTCATTATAAATGTATGTTCCAATGCCAGATACTATGTCTGGTGAGTCTACTACAACTTGAGGTGATTGTGAATATCCTTCACCTGGATCCTTAATATAAACCGATCTAATAACTCTATCAGATCCAGTAATTCCTATTGAAGCAATACCAACTGCATTACAGAAATATCCACCACATCTTCCAGGTACAGATTTATTTGCACCATCATTACTAATAGTAACCAAAGAACCACCAAATGGAGGAGGACCCATATATCCCCATCCACGATCTGTTAAAGTAATACCAGTTACTACACCACCAATAGTTCCACCAACACCTATAGTTGCAACTGCAGTTGCTTGACCACCACCTTCAAAGTAACTATTACTTGCATTATTAACAGTTACTGTAGCATCATTATTTCCACCAAGAAGAGTTAAAACATCCCACATAAGATAATTAGCACCACCAAAGAGTGGAGTAGAGTATACAGAAGAAACTGAACCACCAGTTACTACTGCTCGAATAGTTGCCATTTGACCATTTCCACCACTTACAGCAAAGAATTGATCACCATCTGTATATCCAGATCCTACTGCTGATAGATAAACTGACTGTGCTGGAGCCATTCTATTAGGTGGAGGATCAATAGTAACTGTTGGAGGAGATGCATAATACTGACCACCTTCAGTTATTGTAATACTATCAAGTTGACCTGTAGATCCTATACCAATATTAGCAGTTCCAGCAGCTCCAACTGTTACTGGATAAACATATACATTTGGAACAGTATTATAACCAACACCACCATCAGTAACATTAAACTGTACTACACCTTGATGTCCTTTTTCAATACGACAAGTTGCTGCAGCACCAGTTCCACCGCCACCACTAATAGTAATAATTGGTGTTTCTGTATATCCATTACCAGCACTAGTCATTAATATTTCTTTAACTGAAGTAACACTTCCCTTTGTTGTTAATATACCAACTGCACTTGCAGTTACACCTGTAGTTGGTGCAGTAAACTTAATAGTAGGATTACTTGTATATCCATATCCATCATTATTTAAATATATTTCTCTTACATATCCATTAGTTACATTAAGTGCTCCTGATACTGATGCTGTTCTACCAGTACCTACCATTTGTAATGAAGTAATATATCCTGTATCTTCTATTTGAGTATCAATTGCATCTATAGAAGTATCAATAACCTCATCCTCATATTCAAAGAGTTCACATTTGAGTTGGTAAACATAATTTTTACCTAACTGATAAAATGGATCTTCATGTTCTACAAACTTTACTTCAAATAATCTTTGTCCTAATGGAAAATATACTAAATCTCCTTCTCTTGGACGAGTTGAAAGTATTATTTCACCAGTTCCACTACCATCATCTAGACCTGCCATAAATGGTGCAACAAAGTCCTCAAATCTTTCTTTTGAAATAGTAAGGGTAACTTCATCCCTTAAACTCATTCCAAACTTAGTTAAAACATCACCAGCACCAGAATATCCTTCATAGGTATTAACATATGCTTCTATAGAAAAATTATCATCAAATTTTGATGATTGGACTTCTTGAAAAACTGATTGTGTATTTACGAATTTTCTTGGAATGTAGGTGACTTCAACACCAAACATCTTCAATTGTTCATTTATAAGATCTTGTACTAATCTTTGCTCAGAAGATGATCCTTGTAGAAAAAATGGATTTAATGCCATGTGTCATCAACCTACAAAATCATAAGGAGGTAATTCATACTCCGATGCCATTCTAGATCTAAGTGCTTCAATTTCTCTCTCAGCATCATCATAAATTTCTCTACCATTCATCTCTATACCACCAGGAAGTTTAACTCCCTTAAATTTAATCATATTTTGTCCCCATTGTCTCTTTATAAGAGCAGTGAGATACAATTTAAGAAATGGATCATTATAGACTTGAGTGAATGCTGTTGGATCTAACGCTCTATAGCAATCTAAAATAAACCAATCATCCTTATCTGATGATTTCCAATCTATATCCAAATATAATCTATCTTGTCTTTTATTAAATCTTACTTGTTTGTCTGGTGTTAATAAAAAATCTATATCTTCTAGATAAGATTTCGTCATTGCATATTGCAATAAATCAATAGAATTAAATTGATATAAGTCATTTAAAAATAACTGATATTTTATACTAAACATTCCACCAGATAATGTACTGGTGTCAAATTTAAATATTTTTTCGATACCAACTACTGAATCTGGAACTTGTAAAAAATTAGAAGTTTCATACCAATTACTAGTAGTAGTTCCATAACCAGCAATATTTGTTGATGTAACACTTGTAGTTACTATACCAACACCATCTGTATTTTTTGCTTGTCCTCGATCTATATCAGCTTGAGTAAGTTGATATTTGAGAAACATTCTCTCAACACCATCAAAATGACGCTCATTAAATAACTGAATAGCGTCATCGACTAGATCATCTATTTGATCATCATCAATATTAATCTCTAATACAGGAGCACCTAGCTTCCGTAAACAGTAATCAATAAGTCCTTGTCTAGTTGATGGTTTTGCCATTTTTAAGTGGTTTCCTCATATTTTTCTTTTAGATCTGCAATCTCTTTTAAAAGATCGTCTCTCTCCTCTTCAAAATCTTTTTTTAAAGTTTGGAGTTTTGCTTCCAAAAGTACATTTTGGTTCGCTGCTTGTGCAAGTTTTTGATGATATAGACTCATTAAAACATTTACGTCAACTTCACTGTTTTGTTGCATTTAGAACGTTCCTCCGTCAAGTGTTGAAGTCCAAGATGGTCTGTTAGTATAGTTAGTAGTAACGTTATTGGGTATTACTGAAAGATTCTGGATTTCTCCATTATTACCTTCCTTTCTAATATTTTGATTAGTAACAAAAGTTCCTTCAACACCAATAAGTGGAATTGATGCTCCACCACTAACAGCAGATTCTACAACACCATAAGCATTACTAGTATCTTGCTTAACAATATCACCTTTTGATAAGGTAACATTAGATGGCAATCCAAGAGTTATTTTGCTAATAGCAGTAAGAACTTGCTTAGAAGTATCAACTGGAGATGCTACAGCATTAGTAGATGTTTGTAATCCGTTAGAATCGAAATATACAACACCACCAGTATTATAATCAGCAGTCTGATAATAGATACCCTTAATATCAAGATATCCTCTAGTACCACTTACTGTGCTGTTATTAACTGCTCCATCTGGAACATAAGTCCAAGCACCTGCAGGAGCACTACTTGAAGTATTAGAATCAGTATCTACATAACCAAAGAAACCTGTTTTAGAATTTGCTGTACCAACACCAACATTATAGTTAAATGCTATACCACGATCTGTATTAGTATCATAAGCATGAGTAATTGTTAACTGAGTTTGTGTTGTAATTCCTGCAGTAGTTGTACCCTGAATAGTAATTGTTTTACCAGCAGTATCATATGCAGTAATTGTAGTTAATCCACTATTTGGGAGTGAAGCACTACCACTAACAGTATCTCCAGTATTAATACCAACAACAGAATCAATTGTTATTTGATTAGCACCAACAGCAACTGTTGACATAACAGTTCTTTCACTTGTAACATCACCAATCGTAAATATTGGATCATTAACAGTTACATTAGTTGAGTTAACAGCAGTTGTTGTACCATCAACCTGTAAGTTACCTTTAATAATAACATCACCTTGATTACTCAATCCATCAGGAAATGGATCAATGTAAATCTTATCATTACTACTACTATTAGAAGATATAATATTATTCTCAATCTTAATCTGACCTATTTCAGTCGCACCTGTAAATGTTCCTTCAGAAGTAGTAAAGTTACCCCCAACATTTAAGTTCTTCTCTATACCTACACCACCTTCTACTACAAGAGCACCAGTATCTTTATCAACAGATTCACTACTAATATCAATTTGTATATTTGCACCAGTAAATCTTAATTGGTCAAGTCCATTTTCATCATATTCAATTTTAGCATTTTTATCAGTACCAAAACTTAAAAAAGTATCATCAGGTATAACAACTTCACCACTACCATTCGGATCTAATATAACATCACCATCAGTATTTGAAGATGATAAAGTATTTGTATCAAGTTTTAAATTATCTACGTTCCATTCATCAACCTTTCTATTATTATCAAGAACAGCAACTATACCACCATCACTATTTCTTGTATTCGTAACACCAGCAATTGCACCTGGAGCATGCTCCATCATTGAAGCATAGTAATATCCACCAACTGGATTTACATTACTACCATCATCACCAATGAAGATTCTATCTTTATATTGATTTAGACCCCCATAACTTCCTATACCTGTTACGTAAGCCTGTTCACCCCACAGCAGGGAACTTGGTTTAGCGGTACCAGACGATCTTTTGATCCGAATAATACTTGACATTTTTTAAAAGCTACCCCCATTAATATCTAAATCTGGTGTATTGCCTGGTGACAATTCTAATGTCGCTGACCACTTTTGAGTGGAAACATTATATACTAAAACCATTCCATTTTGTAAATTCGAGGCATCGACATCACTAAGTTCAGACAGAGATAAACCTTGTGCTCCTGCAAGAGAAGAAATGACCTTTACGGCATTTTGTTGACCTACTCTGACCTTAATATCTGCCATTTATGTAAGCAATTCAGAATCTATATATTTATTTATGCTTTATAATTAACTAACTGTTTCAATAAAGACTTAATCTCATCTATATCTCTTTTCATCTCATCTAATTCTTCTTTTTGATCCAATTTTCTTTTCTTATCCATTTTATAATTTGAATATTCATTCATATTATTATTAATTATGGCACCTGTTCTTGGATCACGAAATAGGTTTTTATGCCCTTCAACTGGTATCATGCTTTTTTAACTGGTATAGTTCCGTTAATTAAATCTTTTTCAGATGGTTTTTTAGGATTATTAATATCCTTATATTGACCATTTATCTTATCATCTTTAGATTGTTTTGATTTTTTAAATAGTTCTCTTCCAGTTTTATAATACCATTCACCCTTTTCATCATTATACCCACCTTTACCTACAAGTTTAGTTGCCCAAGGATGTAACTTTTTTATTACATTAGATGCTTCTTCTAAGAATTGTTTAAATGATTTCATTACGCTAACGCAATTGCTCTAAAGTCTTTAAGTCTAACAGGAACACATTCATTAGTAGATGTCATTACAATCTTAATTGTAAATCCAGAGAATTGTTCTAAATTATCAACAGTAAATTGATATTCTGAGAATTCACCTATTGGATTTGATTCCATCTTAGCGTCTGCTCTACCATCGTTTAAATTAATATCAATAATTTCATCTCCAAATCCGTCACCATTAATATCAATTAGATTCTTATAACCAGGGAATGCTCTATATGTTTGAGATACCTCACTAGAATCTGCTGTAAATAATCTATAAAATACTCTGAAGTCTGCTTCAGGTTGAACACTTGCACCAACAAGAACTTTCAAAGAAGTTGCTGGTTGTTGTAAATCAACTCTTCTTGAAACGAATATGGAACCATGTGGATCATCGATGATCTTATTAGTTCTATTATCAACTGCATAATTATCAGCACCAATTGGACTATTAACTTTATTTCTACCTAAAACAAAAGTTGCATTCTTAATATCCAAAACTGGAGATAAATTAGGATCATCTGATGTCATATCAACTTTTAAAGTTAATGACTTATTCTTAGGTAAGG